ATGAGTATAGAAGAAGAAAAAAGAAATAAAAAAAATAATCTCCCGCTAGATTTGGTACACGAAACATCTTTCTCTCTATCACTTTCCAAAAAAGAGAAACTTGTATTTCTTACCTACATGAAATATCCGGCACTAACTCGGCAGGAATTAGGCGAAAAGACCGAAGAAGAATGGGGCGTAAAGGTAAGTCGCAAAAAAATTGATTCTCTTCTTGCCAAAAAAGGTCTTAAGAAAGAATTAGAGGCACGCTTTGAGGAACTCTTTTCTGGGCCTGGTGTGTACAGAGTCGCAAGAGTAATGTCTGAACAAGCGAGAACACCCGGAGGACATCAAGAAAGAAAGCTTTTCTTTCAGTTGGCCGGGAAAACAGGAAACAGCGAAAATTCATCTGAAAAGGCACCTGCTATTTGTGTTGAGGTTGTTAAAAAAGAATAGTGAATGAAGAAAATTACATAACAATTAGTATCTATGGAAAATCAAAGCCGCTGCCTAAACAGCTTGAATTTCACAAGTCTAAGGCGAAATTTCGGGCTTATGTCGGAGGATACGGCAGCGGGAAAACTTATTGCGGCAGTTGGGAAGCATTTATGTTGTCAATGCAGTACCCCGGAACTGTGGGTGTTGTATGCCGCAATTCATATCCTGAGCTCAGAGACTCCACACGAGCTACTTTCTTTAAGGTTCTTGCTGAGATTACAGAAATTATAACGGGGAAACCAGGAGACCCATTTGAGCCGACAACATGTCCGCTTGTAAAAAGTTTTTCCCGCAGCGGGAACGAACTGGTTTTTCAGATGATGGAGGGGCAGACACCAAGCACAATACTATTTAGAAGTCTCGACACACCCGAAAAATTTAAGTCTTTAGAAATAGGCTGGGGATGGATTGACGAGGCATCAGACTCTAACGAACAGGCTTTTTTACTTCTAAGTGGTAGGTTAAGGCACACTTCTCAGGCGGGAGGACACACGATTTTTCTTACAACAAACCCCTGTAATACAAGGCATTGGTTATACAGGCGATTTGTGGAGGAAAAAAATGAAGGCACATCTCTTTTTATGGCGCCTACCTCAGAGAACCCTTATTTACCAGAAGGTTACGAAGATGAATTGAGAAGAACCCTTCCAGTAGAAATGGTTAGAAGGTATGTGGAGGGTGAATTTGGTTCTGTGCCTGAAGGGCAGTCTGTATACCCAGGTTTCTGCAAAAAAAAACACGTTGAGAAGGTGGTTTATAACCCCCAATTACCAATAGTACGAAGTTGGGATTTCGGTCTACGCCACCCTGCTTGTTTAATTGGTCAGATAAATAAAGACAGGCTGATAATACTTGCTGAAATTCAAGGAGAAAATGAGCTCATAAATGATTTTGGCAGACGGGTTAAAGAATTTTGCAGCCGTGAATTCGGGCAGGCTGTATACCGTGACTATTGTGATCCTGCTGGAAAACAAAAGAGTGATAAAAGCCCACACACCAGTATAGAAGTTCTAAACGGTATGGGCGTACATCCGCAGTGCAGCGCACAACATATATTAGACGGCATATTAATTGTCGGCATGCTTTTGCAGGATAGGCCCGACGGTGAGGCGGGGTTAATTGTAGACCCATCATGCCGAATACTCATTGAGGGTTTTGAGGGCGGCTATCATTACCCTAAAAAATATGATGGCAGAGGGGGTGACCCAAATCCGGAAAAGGATGGATATTATGACCATTTACAAGATACTTTGCGGTATTTAGTTTGGAACACCGAATTTAGAACATGGCTTAAGAAAAGGCTTAAGAAAAGTAAGTCCGCTAATACCTTTGATTTTTGGAAAGATTTGGATGTGAGGAGAAAAGGAGATGTCGTACCAAGTTTCAGGATTTAAAAACAAATCATACGGAACGCAGCAAACCACCAAACCCGGTGTTAAAAAAAGGACAAACTACAATATTAAAAATGTTTCTCCATGGTTAGATGTAACACCTGTTAAAAGTGTGGTGCCTGATAAATATTCTAGCCCAGAGGATTTTTCTTTCCAGATTTGGAAGAATAGCACAACCCCTCTGATGAACAATTTAGCTGGAATGATAAACATGCCTGTAGCGATGCCTACGTTACCTAATTTCCAGAAACTGCCGCAAGACGCACAGCAGAGGCAAATAAGCACTCAAAAAGTAATTAGTGATATGTTCCCAAACTTAAATATCACAAAAAGTGCTTACACTTCTCCGGCGGCATTTAAAAGCTCTGGGTATTACGGTGCACCTTCGTGGGAAAATTCTAAATTTCATACTGTGCCTTTATCCGGCAGCGTGTATAAAAAACCGAATTTTGTAAAGAGTAAGTCTCTCGGAGATGTGTTTTCAGATGCTGGTTTTAAGGAAGCCATAAGCAAATATTCCGACGCATTGCTGAGCAAACAAAGGTTGTTTAGAAAAGATGCTAAAAAATCTATTTCGGAAACAACCGCTGCAAGAGGGCTATTGGATTCAGGGGCACATCTTGACCAAATAAGGAAACTTGAAGAAAAAATGGGTGCTCAAGCTGATGCAGATTTAAGAGTAAAGATAGCGGATATGGCCATGCAGCAGCAGGGATTTAACGCTGCTGAGGCTGGCAGGCTTACATCTTTTGGAGAGCGGGCAGGGTTAAATGATGCCAATTTTGCAAATACGCTTAGAAAGCAAATGTTGGGTGAAGCAAGCAGAAGAACCGCCTTTGGACAGGGAGAAAAATTAAACCGTATCAAGCATGGATCTGCCGAGGCTCAGAGACAGACGGATTTTGGAGAACGCCAAAACCGCTTCAGACATGATGTAAATTCACAAGAAAGCGTGCTTAAAGCAGAGTATGAAAATACTCGAAGACAGCAGCTGCTAGGTCTTGCAGGAGAAGAAACAACTGCAAGAAGAGTCAGAGAAACAGAGAGGGCAAACCTCGCACTTCAGGATTTTTACAGAAAGCAAGAACATACAACCCGCTCAGCTAATATGCCTGTTTCAGAACGGAACAGAATATATGATGAACTGGCGACTAGACAAAGCCTTCTTATGTCTCCCCTTACTGGTATGCAGCCGAGTATAAACGCTCTTTCGGATTCAAATTATCTCAACCAAAAGAGCTTAAACGAAGAAATGCTTGCTCAAAAGCAGCGTCAAGATAGCTACCTTAATGCACTTGGATACGGTATGGATTTTCTCAACGCTGGTCTTAACAGTTCGAGCGGTTCGAGCGGCTCGGCATATAGCGCAGCAAGAAACGGAATACTCAGTTATTTAGGAGGGCAATACTCCTAGAATAATTAGAGATAAAAGTATAGAAGTTATTAATCAAAAGTTCTATATAGGAATGGCGAACCGGTTAGGTAATTAATTTTAACTCAAAGAAAAGGAATGAAAACATGGGAGGCAACACAAATTTCGATCAGATAGTAACAACAACCCTGGATAACTACAGGAGTACTATTGAAGACAATATTTTTGAGGATATGCCGCTTTTGTATTGGCTAAAGAAAAAGGGTAGGAAAAAGGTTCTTGATGGTGGTAACAGGATAGTTGTGCCACTAATGTACGGAAAAAATTCTACCGTTAAGAGTTATTCTGAGTATGAAGAGCTCGACACTACTCCGCAGGAGGGCATTACATCAGCAGAGTTTCCTTGGAGACAGGTGTCAGGTTCCATCACGATTTCTGGTGCTGAAGAAAGAAAGAATTCAGGAAAACAGGCAATAATCAATCTTTTGGAAGCAAAAATTAAGCAAACCGAGATGAGTATCCAGGATGCTTTAGCGGCCATGATATACGCTGACGGAACGGGTAACAGCGGCAAAGACTTTTTGGGGCTTGCGGCTATTTCTGCCGATACGCCTACATCGGGGACATTAGGCGGTATTGACAGGGCTAGCAATACGTGGTGGAGAAATCAAGCCGTGGTAGGAACTAAAAGTTCTACTAAGTTTGATAATCTCATCGAAAAAATGAGGAGTCTTTACAACTCATGTTCTAAGGGGATAGATCACCCTGATTTTATCGTTTGCGATCAGACAAGTTTTGAGGGTTATGAGAGTCAATTAGCCCAGTATGAACGTTTTACAGATAAAAAAGCTGCTGACGGAGGTTTTGAAAGTCTTAAATTTAAGGGCGCAACTATGACCTTTGACCCTGTTTGTCCTGCTACGTCTACACTGGGAAAAATGTATTTTCTCAACAGCAAATACTTAAGCTGGACGGTGCACAACAAGGCTAATTTTCATACCACACAATTTTTGCGCCCTGAAAACCAGGATGCAAAGACGGCTCAAATTCTTTTGATGGGTAATTTGGTTATTTCAAACTGTTCAAGGGTTGGTGTAATTTACGATATTGATTTAACTTAATGAGGAATTAGATATGATAAAACAAGACATTACAAAAACGGCAACCACATCTGATGCGCAATTGGGAGAAAGGATACGACAATATAACCCTGATATGGGTGTGTATGGAGTTTTTGAGCACGTTAAAGCTCCCGTGGCAATAAGTAAATTTGATTTATGCATGCGTGCGCCTGTAGAGGATGGGGACTGCGACGGAGCAACAGCGGCAAGCAAAACTATTGTAGATGCTACAAAAAGTTGGACTGTTGACGCATGGGCAGGTTATCTGGTCACTGTAATAGACGGAGCCGCTCCGTATGGAGAGACACTGCGTGTCGAGTCGAATACCGCGACGGTTTTGACTTTGGCTCCAGTTCGTATAGGCGCAACAGAAACCTTTAGCGCAAATTTGGGCACATCTCACAGGTACAGTATTCATCACCCGCATTTTGTGGCTAAAACAAGCGGTGCCGCTGTACATCCAGCAGGTGTTGCTCAGGTTGCCGTTGCTGCTGGCGAATACTTTTGGATGCAGGTTTGCGGAAGGAGTTTAGTAAATTTTGACGGCACTACCGACCCGTCCGTATTGGGCGAGATTGCCGTACCATCCAGCACAGCAGGAAAAGCAAAAGGAGGCACGGCAGCAGCACAGACAGCGGTTGAGGCTGGTTTAGGGGCAGGGATTCGGCCTGTGGGCGTTGTTGCTGTAAACGGCCAGTGCCTTGTTGACTTGGCTCTTTAAAAGGGTTTTATTAGGGGACAGGGGGGTATCCCCCCCCTTAAAGTAAGGATATTATTAAATGAGCAGTTTAGAAATAAAACTCCCTTTTCAAAGCTATATACCGGAAAACAAAAAATATCCAAAAAAAGAGGTCAAAAATGGCGGTAGACAGCAGCACACTATCAGAAATAAGGGACGAAATAAGAGCGCAAGTGAGTCAACCATCGGGCAGTAAATGGTTGACAGATTCGAACTTAAACAGCCTTGTAAACAGATCGCAGGCGGAAATATGCCGATTTACAGAAGTTTTGAGGGGAGTGGAAAATCCTGTTGTTACGAGCGGCAATCCTAGTTATAGCTTACCTGCCGCTTGGTTTAAAACGTTGTCCGTACAGTACAGCACGTCAGGAAATTTAAACAGGCTGCTCACACCATTTTCTTTTGATGAGTATATGGGTATATCCACTGTAAATACATCTGATATACCTACGCATTACGCCATAGATTTAAGCACCAGCAAACTTTATATATACCCTACTCCGTCAAGCTCTGTTGACACTTACAGACATATATATATAAAGCAGCCTGATAAATTGGAAAGTGATTCGGATATACCTTTTAACGGCGATGCAAGGTTATACGCTTATCATTCTGAGCTTGTAGATTTGGCAGTTAGCTATATTTCAGCAAGAAAAGAGGGCGTACCCTCAGCACAGGTATTAACTGCTTTTATGCCAAGGCTAAAGACAATGAAACAAAGCTTGTCAAGCACACGCAAACCTCAAGTGCTACAGTCTAGAAGGGATAACTACAGGTCATCTATGGGTGTTGTAAGGTTTCCATCAAATTATTAAAACTTATATATAGTACGGCCATAGATGGTAATTTTGAACTTAAGGTTATTTAAACATGCTAAAAACGGGCATTATCGATATAAACAACTTCAGCGGCGGTCTAAACACAAGAGACGCCGACCATAAGTTAGGTGCTAACGAGGCACAAGAGCTCAAAAACCTTGTACTAGATGCTGACGGAAGTATTACAAAAAGAAATGGTTCTACAAAATACAACTCATCCGCCATTGGCTCAAACCCTGTCCACAGCCTGTATAAATTTTATAAAAGTGATGGCTTTGCAAAATTGCTGGCAGTGCATGACTCCACGCTTTACGGCGGCACTGGAAACGCTTTTGGCTCCGTAGGCTCCCTGAGCACAAGTAGTTCCTGTTCCTTTGAAACCTGGGGGGATCTCTGTTACATCTGCAATGGAACAGTCTTTAAAAAATATAACGACATCACATTTGCAAATGTTTCCGGCACTCCTCCAATTGGCAAGTACGTCGTATTTAGAAAAAACAGGCTGTATGTCGCTGGTGTGACATCTGCTTCCAACAGGCTTTATTTTTGTGATGTTGGAGACCCTGCAACGTGGAACATAAGTAGTAATTTTATAGATATTCGTTCTAACGACGGCGATGAAATAACCGGAATACTACCGCTTTTGGATAATCTGGTTATATACAAGAAAAACAGTATCTGGATGCTTAGCGGAGATAACAATCTAAACTTTTTTCTAACACCTGTTATACATAATGTTGGGTGTACGTCGCCTAAAACCCTTGTTTCTTATGGGCACCTTCACTATTTTCTTCACAGAACGGGTGTGCATATATTCAATGGTACAAGGGTAGAAAAAATTAGCGGCAAAGTTGACCATGAAACGGTGAATATTCCATACAGCTACCTAGAGAATGCCGTAGGAATTGTGCATAAAGAAAAATATTGGTTGTCCTACACCTCTGTGGGTGAAGCGCAAAATAAAAGAATAATAGTTTTTGACACCAGGGCAGGTTTTGGGGGATGGGTATTATTTACAGGAATTAATGCAAGATGCTTTGCTCTTTTAAATGGAGGAGGTGATCAAGGCGAGCTTTACTGCGGTGATTCTACCAATGGCTATGTTTGGGAGCTTGATAGTGGAACAAGTGATGGAGGAAACAGTATAGCCACCAAGTTTAAGTCCAAAAACTTTAACATGGGGCATCCAATATTATTTAAAAATGCTATTTATGCTCATATTACAGGGGAGAATTCAAATGCTTCTGTTGACGTTTCCATAATAGGTGACCATGGCACAAACTCGTCAATGCTGACATTCGCTATGAGCGGAGATGGTTCATCACTATTTGGCACAGCTATTTTTGAGACTGATTTGTTCAGTTCAGAAGATATAAATACATTCCAGTCCCCTACCAACCCAGTGCGCGGAAGGGGGTTATTAGTATCTTTAGAGGAAAACAGCTCAGATCCTTACACCGTTTCTGGAATAGGATTTGAGTACACAGTAGAAGCATCTGAATACAAATTATTAACATAGGATATTAGGTTTATGGGGCTTATATCAAGAATCATTAATTTTACCGCCGGACAGGTTATAAAGGCGGCAGACATGAACGGAGAGTTTGACAACGTACACAACCTTGTAAATGGAAACATAGATAACAATAACATAAAGTCTGGGGCAGCTATAGATCAATCCAAGGTTAATAATCTTTCAGCAACACACATAACGCTCACTGACGTAAAAATGTCACGTCCCGCTAGCGACAAAATGCAGTTTGGGGACTCGGCAGGGGGAGATTTAACAGAGTATAACGTTAAGTCGGCAAATACTAAGTTGTCGGCTGCTAGCAGCTCAGGCTCTATATTTACTACACGGCTTGATGGCGAAAGTTACGATAGGTTTAGTTTGCAGGCTGGCGGAAATAATATATTTATGGGGAATGGGTCAAGCGAAGAGGATGTAAGGATTCAGAGGCTTGCAACAAAGACTTTGCGTGTGTCCGACAAGACTAATAACGATTTGACCTTGGTTGATTTTAGAGCGGTTGAGTTTGCTGTAAATGGCAGGAGTACTGGGGAGCCGGTGGCTTTTTCTGTGCACAGGAACGGCGCTAACCAAAGCATACCAGACATGATATTGACAAAAATTCAATTTACAACAGAAATATTTGATACGAATAGTAATTTTGACAATGCCACAAACTATAGATTTACACCAACTGCGGCAGGGAAATACCTATTAACTGCAAATATTACATGGGATACAACAACATCTGCCGCAACACCTGTATCGATATACATGGCAAAAAATGGGAGTGTCGTAAACACTGTTCAGCAAGTAACCACAACATCTGCTGCTCATTCTCAAAATATCTCTGTTGTTGTTGATGCGAACGGTACGACAGATTACTTTGAACTTCATGTTTTCCATGTGTACGGGGCTAGCCTTAATATTTTAGGAGATTTTGACTTAAGTTATTTTATGGGCCACAGAATAGCGTTTTCATGAGGGCATGATGTCAATTAAGCAAGATGATCTAACAAAATGGAAAAACCGTATCGAGTGGGCCAGAGAATCAACAAAAAGTCTTCGAGAAGACTGGAAGCGCTCTGTTAAGCTCTTTGAGGCAAAAAAGGAAAATATTGAAGATATTATAGTTCCAACAATATTTTCTACTTTTTCTGTAAGCCTTCCAACGTTGTTTTCCTCTCTTCCTAAGATAACGGCTAATGCCAAAAGTCAGGATATGTTCGGGCGTGCTAATTTTGTAGAGAAAATTATAGAGGATATATCTGAAAAAACAGGATTATATGATGAAATTTTTCAAGCGGTTTATTCATCGAGAATAAAAGGTATCGGATACGTTAAGCTTGGGTTTAATGCGGAATTGGAGGAAGTTCCTATATTAGATGAAGCTTTGGGGCTTCTTTATTTAGTTGCGAAAGGAGAAAAGACACTTACAAATGAAATTGTAACAGAAGAAAGTGTATGGATAGACTATGTCAAAGCTGAAGACATCTTTCTTGATCCTGAGGCAGAAAAATTTGAAAGCTGCCGTTTTATTGCTCACAGAATTATATTAACAAAGACAGAGATTGAAAAGAGGTTTCCAGGAATTGGTATAGCTGAGTCGGCAATAAAAAGATGTACGGATTCATGTAACGAAAAACTCGCTAATTATATGAAGGACTCTGACTCTGAAAGGTATGAAATATATGAGATATGGAGTAAAGAAGAGGGGAGACGATATGTAGTTGCAGAGGGATATGACAAATTTTTAGAGAATGAACCGTGGCCGCATAATTTAAAGGATTATCCATTTGAGATGTTGGTATTAACCCCGAGTTTGGATAGTCTTTTCGGCATTAACGAAGTTCTTCTAAATGAGGATGCCGCCTCTACGGTAAACAGTATGGCGGAAAAGCAGGAAGATAATGCGGAACGTTCCCGCTCTATGACAATTTTTGAAAGGGGTGCGCTAGAAGAAGACCAGCTAAAGATATTACAAAATCCTGGCAATAAAAAATGGGTGGAGGTAAATGATATTAGCCTGATAAGGCATATAGAAACACCATCTGTTCCACAGGAGGTGTATGCTCTCAAGGCTGAGATGGAGCGTCAAATACATCAAACATCTCAAATATCCGCCCAGCAAAGACAAGCGACAAATCCTGGAAAACAAACGGCTACAGAAATTCAGGCGATAGAACAGTCAGGAAATGTCATAAAACAATTTAAGGTGAGGCGTATAGAACTTTTCATAGAGCGCATAGTGCGCAAACTAATAACGCTTGTAAAACAATATTATGATCAGCCCCAGCTTGTAAAGCTAGATGGCAAATTCGGGGATCTGCCG